CTGGTATAACACCACCTTTAATTTCACCTGTGCTATAAGCCGCACCTAAGTGTGCAGTGTATGCTTTGCTGCCTGTTAGTTCAGCAATGTTAGTGGTTACACGACCAATATAATCAAAACCGTCGAACTCTGCGTTCTTATTGGCTTTGCCTCTACTTGCCGCTATGGCATATGTAAGGCCAGGCTTTGGTACACCGTGTAACATGAAACCCGTTTCTTTTGCAGGAATTAATTCTGAATCATTCTGACCAATCAAGCTACGTTCCATAAAATCTAAATTGTTTGAGCTAGTCAATTGTTCAAGACTGAATGGCATTTTAAACAAACCAAATTGAAATTGCATCTCTGGATTTGCTGCATAGTTTACCCACATTTCATCTGCTGTTGATGATGTAGAACTAAACCCATCGCTTGCACCAAAGTTTGCTAATAATTGATACTTAAAATCTTTAGCAAACTGACCACGAACACCAAATCTACCACGGCGCATCTCTGCTATGTTTTGGTACGAATCTGTGGTTTGACCGACACCATAATCTGGCGTGTAGTGTCGATAGTCCATATGAATTCTACCTGTAAGTTGAATGGTGTTGTTACCATCTTTTGATTTAAGTCCAATTCCATTTTCTGTGACTGAACCATCGTTTGCTCTTGCTTGTCTATATTTGACTGAATCGCTAACGTCTTTGTCAATTCGCTGTTCTACAAACTTTTTGTTTTCTTCTCTTTCTTCATATGCTTTGAGTTTTGATTCATATTCTTTTTGAGTGATTACATTTTTCTCTCTGAGAATATTCAATGTGTCTTTATACTCATCAGCATATGCAGGAATTACTGCTGCTAGTGCAACTACGATAGAAAGTTTTTTAAATAGTTTCATGATATATCCTTATTTCCAAATTGGGTTGTTGTCTGGACCACGGAAGTCTTTCTTCCAGTTTTCCTGTACGAGTTTAATTACATCGGCTGGCATGTGAACATATTCCAACTCTGTTGACATTTGACCGCCGTTCTTATATGCCCAGTCAAAGAATTTAAGAACTGCACGACCTGTTAATGCGTCTGCTTGTTGCTTGTGCATGAGAATGAAACTTGCGCCTGTTGCTGGCCAAGCATCTTTACCTGTTTGCCATGTGAGTAACAAATACATTCCTGGTGCATTAGCCCAATCTGCATTGGCTGCGGCTGCTTTAAATGTTGTATCATCCGGTAATACAAAGTTACCATCACGATTCTTTACTGATGCAAATGCAATCTTGTTTCTCTTTGCAAATGCATACTCAACATAACCAAATGCACCTTTGATACGTTGTACTTGTGCTGCTACACCTTCGTTACCTTTACCACCCACACCAACTGGCCACTTCACTGCTGTACCTTCACCTACTGCCTTTTGAAAGTCTGCATTTGATTTGCTTAGAAAATTAGTCCAAATAAATGTAGTACCTGAACCATCTGCACGATGAATAACTGTAATATTCATAGCAGGTAAATTTACACCAGGATTTAAATCAGCAATTGCTTTATCATTCCATTTGGTAATTTTACCAAGATGAATATTTGCAATTACATCTGGTGTCAACTTTAGTTTACCTGCATCAATGCCATCAAGATTATAAACTGGTACAACACCACCAATGATTGCTGGAAATTGTACAAGACCTTCTTTGTCTAGTTCTTCTTTCTTGAGTGGCATATCACTTGCACCAAAGTCAACCGTCTTGGCTTTGATTTGACGGATACCACCGCCTGAACCGATTGATTGATAGTTTAGACCAATGCCTGTGGCAGCCTTGTATGCTTCTGCCCACTTAGCATAGATTGGAAATGGAAAAGTCGCACCGGCTCCAGTTAATTCTGCTGCGGATGCGACTCCTGTAAATAACAATAATGATACTAAAAAATTCTTCATTTTATCTCCTTTGAGTTAGACTACTAAAATTATTCTGCTGTAACGGATCCGTCACAATTTGGAATTTTTTTTAATAGTCCAATCGCCGAAGACAATCAGACTTTATATTTAGTATTATGCGGCTTTACCCCACACATTTTCCCAATTACCCGATAATGCACCTTTTGAATAATCAGTTGCACGATTTTCAAAAAAGTTTGTGTGTGTTGGTGCATTGATCATCTCTTCAACCCATGGAAGCGGATTCTTTTTAACTTTGAATACACCCTTGAGACCCAGACTAATGAGGCGACGATCAGCAATGTAGCGAATGTATGATTTAACGTCATCAGAAGATAAGCCAGACATGTCACCCATATTGAAAGCAAGATCAATAAACTTGTCTTCAAGTTCAACCATCTTTTCAGCAATGGTATAAATTTTTGATTTGAGGTCGTCATTCCATATTTCCTTATTCTCTTCGATATAAGTGCGGAATAATTTAATCATAGACTCAGCGTGTTGTGTTTCATCCACGATTGACCAAGTAATAATCTGACCCATGCCTCTCATTTTACCTTGGCGTGGGAAGTTAAGTAACATGATAAAGGAACTGAATAGTTGCATCCCTTCGGTGAAAGCAGAGAATACTGCAATATGAGCAGCAGTAGAAGCCCTATCGCCATTCTGTGCGCTAAGATTAAGAACGTAATCATGTTTATCTTTCATTGCTTGATATTCCATAAACTCAGTGTACGTAGTGTCTGGCATACCAAGTGTTTCAATCAAGTGTGAATATGCTGCAATGTGCAGTGCTTCACGTGCCGCAAAACCCAATAGCATCATTCTTACTTCAGGTTGAGGAAAATAAGGTAGGTAATTATTAACATAGCCACCTGCAACATCAATGTCACCCTGAGTAAAAAATCTGAATATATGAGTGAGAAAATTCTTTTCGTTCTGCGTAAGTTTATTCTTCCAATCCTTAACATCTTCAAGCATCGGTACTTCAGTGTGAAGCCAGTGAGATTGTTCATGTTTCAGCCATGATTCATATGCCCATGGATATGCAAATGGTTTGAATGATGTTCTTTCGTCTGTTAATCTTGTTTCGTGCTTTTTAATCATTGATGAATGCCTCTAGTTCTTGTTTTGTTTTATTTCCTACTATTCTTTTTGATGGTATATTATCCTCAACGATTACCAATGTTGGTACACTACGAATGCCAAACTCTGCTGCAATTTCTGGATGTATATCAATGTCAACAACTTCAATCGGCAGTTTTGAATCTACTTCTTCCAATGTCTTTGCTAACATCTTACATGGTCCACACCATGATGCAGTGAATCGTACTATCTTTTTCATTTACCTTGACCTCTATATTTTTTGTGTGAACGCTTTTCGTGTTTACTCATACTTGCTGTTTTCTTGTGACCGCCTTGTTTAGTTCTTTTATGCACTTTTTTGTGTTTGCTCACCAGACCTGTTTGCTTAGCCATAATATCTCCTTATTTGCTTTTGTATTTTGAATCCTGTTTTGCTTCAAGTTCTCTTAAATCATTTGCTACATCAGATACACCATGCCAATCTTCAATTGCAATCATTACTTGTAGATATTCTAACAAAATTGCTTTCTGTGTTTCAAAGTTACTATAGTCCTTTTGATTCAATTTTCTCTCCTATATGAAATTTCATACCAACATACGTGCCCACAAATGCTCCTAATACCGCTGGTATAATCATCATGTTGTCGTTGGTGTAGTTGATGATTGCCACACCACCTAAAAATGTAATTGCTGACGCCCAAATGCTTGATGCAAGTGGTCTATCATTTTGCACTGATTTAAGTAACTGTGTATAAACAACGTCTGTAACAAACATACACACAAAAGTAAAAATATATGCCCACATTATTCTTTTTTCTCTGCTGGTTGTACTATTACTGTTTGTGGTGGCTCAGGCCAAACTTTGTCTTTAATTGCATTAGCACCAATCCAACCCCATGCACTAAAAAATCCCCACACAATCATATCTAATATCATTTTACTTCTCCAATAATTTATTCACAAACTCTCTCAGTAGTTTATGATGTCTCCCATGATGCCAATGTTTATGCAAATATGGTTTACTGTACCAATACTCTTCTGCTTCAAGGTGTGGACCTATAAGTCCTATTTTGTTTTGTATAATTGCTGCCGGATCGCCGTTGCTGTATCTTGCGATTGTTTCAAACTTTGATTCGTTTCCGATAAATGCAGGTCCATCGTAAAAGAAGAACCTTTCTGTGTTGCCTTGCCAGTCACATTCAACTGCTTTGGAATAATATCGTTTAGTACAGGTATTTGGTCGTCGTATGTATTGCTTGGCTTCAACGCCATCCACAATGTCCAAAAAATGTTTGTCAGCCCAATAAGCACCCATGCATATACCGAGAAATCTACCACCATTTTCAATGTACTGTCTGACACTAGATTCATGATATTTAAACATATGGTC